GAGTGCCGAAGCCAAGAAAGCTTAAGATGCCACCGCTGCCAGCAGGGCCAGCCAATTGATTCAAGCCAGCATTGATCAGGAGAGACCCAAGCTGCTTAAGAACATCCGTAAGGATGCTGTTTAAATCCGCCGTGCCGCTGATTAATCCATCAATTGCATTCCTAATCGCGCCGCCCATGATTTGCCCCACGCCCTGCATCGTTTGCTTGAACATGTCCGCCTCTTTGTTTGCTTTTTGAAACTGCTCGTCAATTTTGATCCCTTGAAAAAAGCCGCTGCGAACTCGGTCTAGCTGCTCGCTTGTGCCAATCAAAGACTCAGCCAAGCTTTTGCCAACCGCCAATCCTGCCTTTGCCTGCTCAACTTGCTGAATTGTTTTTAGTAACTCATCACGCTGCCCAGCTGCTGCATCCTGGACGCGTGCTTCAGCGTCTGCTCTTTCATAAGAGATCTGCAATAGTTCTCTCATCAACGGGTCTTGTTCAGCCGTCAAGGCAAATTCACGCTGTTTTTGCTGAAGCAACTGTTCGCCAATTTCCGTTTGCCGCGCCAAGACTTCTTCTGGGCTAGGGCCGGAGCGACCCCTAGACGTTTTGCGGTCCTTCTTAGAATCAAGGTCAATTGGACGAGGCGGAAGATCTGACGTTGATTTGCGGCCCGCTTCAATTTCTTTGGTCCGATCTATCACCTTTAGTGCAACCTTGAGGCGTTCTTCTAACGCTTCAGCAAAAGGCCGTCCTGTTGCCTTGGCTGTTTCACGAGCTTGTCGCTCTAATTCAGCAAAACGCTCTTTCCCGAAGAAAGATCCAAGCTCTTTCCTTTCCTTGACAGGTCTAAAGCCTAGGCTGCCACCTTGGCGTAATCTTTCAACAACTTCACCACCGCGAATGCTTTCAACAAGCGTTCTAAATCCTGAAAGAGTCTCCGCGATAAGACCACCAATAAACCTGATAGAAGGCTCTAAACCCTCAATGATTACAGCAAGATCACGAAAAGCCTTTGCCATTTCAGGCACGATTGCTTTCGTTAATGCGACTTGAACATCCTCGCTGGCGTTTTTGAAGTCTCTTATGGCTTGCTCCGGCCCTCCTAAAGCTGCAGCAAGCTGATCAGCACCCTCGGTCTCAATTCGCTTCAAAGCACGAATCACGATATCAGATGTGATTAATCCTTCAGCCGCATACTTACGCAGCTGCCCTTGCGCTACGCCTGTCTCCTTGCTAATTGCAGTAAGAATCCCAGGGACTTGCTCAGAAATGCTGTTGAACTCATCCCCTCGCAAAGCACCTGAACCAAGCGCTTGAGATAGCTGCCTAAAAGCATTAGCTGATTCAACTGCTGTTGAACCACTTATCCTTGCTGCGGTATTAAATCCGTTGTAGACGCTAACGATGTCATTCAAGCTAACGCCGACAGGGCGTAATCGAGCAAACACATCGGCCAACGCACGATTTGCTTCTGTTTGACCAGTGCCAAATCGCTGGGCAGATCTTGTTGCTGCGTCTTGCAACTGTGCAACTTCGCCATATCCTTTGGCCAAGAATTCAATTCGGCGCTCTGATTCAATCCGTGAAACGCCTGCTCTAAATGCAGATTGAGCCGCGTTTAATGTTGCATATGCAGCAGCAAGCTTCAAAGCCCCCTTCGCTAAATTCCCAAAACCTCTGTTTTGCTTTTGAAGTCCTGCCGCTGCCGCTTCCGCTGTGCTTACAAGCTGTCCATTGGCCTTGCGAGCCTTACCTGCTGCATCGATGTAATACTGCATACCATTGGCTGCAGTTTTCATCTCACGACCAATTTTTGTGGTCGCGGTGGTCGCACCTTCTACGGCACGCTCTAATTCTTTGCTTCGATCCGCAACCTGCTTCAGCTTGGCCGGTGCGCCACGCGAATCAACATTGATCGCAACATTAGCGACAACGGCCACGACATAGCACCACTACCTAATAGCAGCTTACCGCCGCCGCTTCATTCGCGCTTCCTGCTCTTCGTTATACAGCTCAAAATACGCTGCCCAAAGCATGACTTCTTCAAAAGTCATCTCTTGATTCAATTTCACAAGGGTGTAGCCAAGCTCTTTAGCCACACCCATTTGGAGCCGCAGCAAATTGTCGCGCTTTAGCTCCGACTTTATTTTTTTACCTCTACCTCATCCTCAGCATCCTCGCTGATCACTGCAAGCATTAATGCTTGCAAGTCAGCATCGCGCACTTCGTTTTTCAGTTCTGCAATATGGCCAGCCTGGAACAGGCGTTGGCCGTTCTCGTCCATGGCCTTCTGCACCAAAAGCTGTAACGCAAACGCATTCACGTCATCACCAGCAGGCTTTTGAGCGCGTTCACGCTCTGCCATCGTCAGCGGAGTGCGATAAAACTCAAGCTGATCGCCGTTGCTCAGCTCAACGACTTTCTTGACGGGAACGAGGTTGGCCGCTTTTTTGAGGCGGTCCAACGCAGAAAGCTTAGATGTCACAGCAAAATATCCTTTTCAGTGTTACTTTAGCAATAAAAAAGCCCCAGCAGTGCTGAGGCCGCTTTCCTTTCAATGACAGCCTATCAAGCGCTAGTGCTGAAATCAAAGGTAGGAACACCAGTCGGACGGAAGCTGATCTCAACCTGCTGAGCATCGTCAGGATTGATGTTCAGGTTAGCAGTCAGCAAAACAGCATCCATGCTGATGCTACGACTCAAGGCTTCGCTGCCTTGCTTGTCGGTGTAAAGCTTGAATGCACAACCCACCTGATTTCTTTGCAGCACATCCTCAACCATGCGATTAGAAAGCGCAGAGTCTTCGTCGGTCACGTAAACAGTGGCAGAGCCAGAGCCATCAGCAAAGCCGGGGATATACGCGCGGAAGGGAGCGTATTGCGTGCCGACCTGACCAATGGTGGTCACGTCGATTTCAGAACGGCTGATTTCAAAGCTCCAAGATTGCACTTGACCAACAGCAGCAAACTCGGCGTAAGCAACCTGAAACTCATTTGGAGAGTTTGCAGTACCGTCGTCGGTAATGGTGATAGTGCTACCGCCTAAAGTTGCAGACACCTGCAGAACACCAGTCGAAGCGGTGTAGCTGATCACGTAATAAGTGGTGCCAGTGCTAATGCCAGCGGGCAGCGTGCCGCTCCCAGAACCGCCGGTTTGAGAGTTGACCACGCTGAACTGGACAGGATCGCCAACCTGCAGGTTCAGGTAAGTTTGCACCGTGATCTCATCATCAGCAACGCTGACATTAGATTCACCGAACGTTCCGGTGGTCCCTGCGGGCTTGTAATACAATGCACCGGACGTACCGGACAGAACGGTGACGGCCATGATTCAAAAAAGGAATGTCTGTGTCTAGTCTAAATACGCTTCAAAGGTTATGACCAGCTGCGTTTGCAAATAGGCCGCCTCAGGCTCTGATGGTGTGATTACGTTTGGCCCTGCCGCAGCGTCAAAGATGATGCTAGATATGGTTTGGCGATCAAACAAATCTTTAATGCGTTCTGCGATGGTGTAGTTTGCCGCTGCACCAACACCAACTGGCGTGAACGTATTGACCGTCAACAAACCGTTTTGCTTGTTAAAACCAGTGCTAGGACCGATGAGCGTGGCATAACTGTTGTCGCCAAACGTAAGCGAGACTTGGATCCATGGCTCGTTGTTAGGCGGGGTAAATGGGACGTTGGGATAGGCAACCGGATAAGACGGCGCTAATGCCATCTCAGTGGCAATGCGGCCTTCAATCGCAGCGCGGACGTCGTTGTAGGTGCTACTCATGATTCCCTTGCGATCTTGTCAGCGGCTTTCTTGATGAGGTCCTGCATATCCTTGGCGACCATGTTAGGGATGTAACCCTTTTGGATCTGGTTATCTTTGGACCGCCATCTGCCATTCCATGATGGCGGCAGGTTGTTACCCGTCAACACTGGCTCGGCGTATGGCAGGTTGTTGTGAATGCTGTAAACGTTACCGACCTTTTCCTGCGAGTAGTTGATGCGTTGCGGTGGCAAAATTGAATGAACAGTGCGCTCGTCTTTCTTTTCCTTTGAATAGCTGTCACTCGCCGGAGCCTCTCCACCAGATGCTGAGTTTTCACCAATCTGCCAGCTTGCGCGCAGCCTGCCAGTATCAACCGGGCTGGCAGCTTTTACTCTTGCGTCAGTTTCAAGCACAGCAACATGCAGCAGTTTCTCAAACTGCCCTTCGATGTAGTTACCGATCTGTGATAGCGGGATTTCGCGTGCCATTATGCCCTCAGAATCAGCTCATAAGTAATCGGCTGATTATCCTGCTCAATCGTAGTGAGACGAATCACCTGATAGGTGACACCGCTGATGATGATGCGATCAGAAGTGGTTGGCGTTGAACTAACGTCAGCCGCTGCAATCGTAAGCCTACGATCACCCGCTTGAATCAGATCACCAACCTCACGAGCAGTCACATCTTCCAACACGCCTTTAATGGTCACGTCTGACTCAGTTTCAGACGCCGTGCCAGTCGCAGGGTTGTAAACACCAGGCGTAACGGTCCGCACCGTAACATCACCACCAAACTTGCTCATCAGCTTGGCAGCAGTCTTCCGTAGCGATCCTGCAAGTGCCATCAGACCCGATAAGCGATACAAGCTCCATTCTGAAGCTGAATGCTAGTGAAGACGCCGACAATGTGAAAGCCTGCTGGCATCGTTTCACCATCAAGGCTATTGCCTGTGTAGTTTTCCGACACCAGCGTGTCGATGGTCGTGTTTTCGTAGAAATCAATATGCTTGAAACGGCCAGTGTGAGCCGCAGTGTCTGTAATCACTTCAGCACCGATCGTATAATCAATGCCAACGTCACCTTGCCCAAAACCCTTTGACATGATCAGCTCCGCTTAACAGCAATGTTGCCTGGTCCACTTATTCTAAGCCCTGTGAAGAAACGCTCCACCATCGGCGGGATTCGATCAGCGCCAGTTGCGCCATACTGATTCGGCGTTACATCAAGGCTGCCGATCTTCACGTTCTTATAGTCCTCCAAGCCACTTAGCCCAAGGCCATCCTTGTTGTTGTGCAGGTAAACCGCCATCGTGGCCTGAGCGTCCTTTACCTGCTGTGGAATTTCGGTGTCGGTGAAATAGTCGGTCGTGATCCTAAACGGAAACCCAACGGCATAGGTGTTGATATAAGTGTCTGGTTTGCGTACACCAGTGCGGGGCCACTGCATTGCTTGCGTGTCCGTAGCCCTAGCACCTAGAAATCTTTCGCGGTCGATCCGCATTGCAGCGGACACAAGAGCGCGGTTCTTTTGGTCAGTCGTTGCTGAAGCCCATGCGGCAACATCATCACCTTCAACCATGCCGTCGATGATGGCTTGAGCGTCACTCAGCGTCAGGTAACTGTTTGCGCTTGCCCCGCCCGCTGTTGCGTCGATTGTTACTGCCATCAGCCTTGGTGGTTGGTTTTGCAGGAGTTGGCTTTTTTACGGAAAGAGAGGCCGCCTCCGCAGAAGCAGCCTCAAGTTCACGCAAACGCCGGAAAGCGTACAGACCCATCAGGATGCTGCAGACTTGATCACCACATAGTTCAGCACGAGTGCTTCACCGGCAGTGGTGCCGACATTGGAAAGGGTCACATCAAAAGACCCAGCAGCCACAGCGCTAACGCTGGCGATGTAAGTGCCAGTGGAAGCTCCAGACTGCACGCAAACTGCAACCACATCGGCAGCAGCGACCTTGTCAGAAGTAACGGTGAAGGAAACTTCAGCGCCACCTGCAAGAGATGCGTTATGAGTAGTGATCTGACCGCAAGGCTGGTTCAGAGTCACGCCAGTGGATTTGCTGGTGGCTTGGGTAACGGCACCGCCAGAGACGTAGCCGATAGCCTTGCCAGCAGACACTTCAAATTGAGAAGCCATGATTAATTACCTCCTCAATCCATGTTAGAAGTGTTGGTCACGCGCACGATGCCAAGGTTCTTGGTTTCGTACACTTTCGACCAGTTACCGACAGTTTCCAGCTCTGAACGGGTTGGGTTCACAGTGGAAGCAGTCCAACGGCTACCGACAGGGTGGTAGCAGTAGTGCAGGTCGAGAGACATTGCATCCGATTTGGCCAGGATGTCCCGGTCAGTTTCGGTTTGCATTGCCAGTTGCTCACCAGAAGCAACAGCGCCTTGAGTGAAGAAATAGGAGGCGTACTCAGTAGAAGAGCCGCTACCAGCAGTCTGCACATCATCGGAGACAATCACACGCAGACCCATGAAGGTCGGCACGCTGACTTGACCAAATGCGTTCGCGGTAGAACCGGAATCAGCATTAGCGTCACCAGCGCCGTTGTTGTCGTAGATGAAGTCAATCGCACGACGCTCGACCATGTCGTAATAAATTTTTGAGTGAACGCACATGGCGGTCAGCTTCTCGCCCTGATCACCCAGCAGAGACTTGGCCTCAGCAACGTGACGAGGTGAAAGCACGGTAGGAGTGTCGCCAGACTCACCATCAATGGTCAGTGGGAAGAACGCAGCAGAAGAGCTGGTAGAACCCAGAGAACCAAAGACACCGCCAAGGCAGGACAGCAGATCCTTTTGGCGTTGGTTGGCAACATACTCAGCAACCTTGGCACCGATTGCAGCCATCGGATCAGAGCCAGCAGCAAGTGCAGCCAGGTCACGAGCTTCAAAAGCGCGACCACGGTGCAGGATGACGCCGGTCTGACGATCAGCAGTGATCTTGCCAGGAGTCAGTGAAGTGCTGTCAGACAGAACCTCAAAGTCACCAGTCAGGTTTGCTTTATAGAAAGGAACGTTGACAAAATCACCGCCCTCAGTGGCATTCAGCTCCGCCATTGGCTGCACCACACCGGAAGCCAAGAAGGCATCACGCTGGGTGGTTTGCTCGATGACATAAGGAGTAAATACCTCGGGGACGATGATGTCAGAGCGAAGAGTCGCCATGACTAAAATCCTCAAAAGGGTTTACAGAGTGGGCGTAACCCGAATATGGCTTAGCGTAGCCTCGCCTTGTTTTTATATTAACGCCCTGCCGCAGCCTTCATCCGATCGTACAAATCACGATCTGTTCTAAACAAACGGGACTGCTCGGTCAGGTTGAATGACTCAGCAGCGAAGGGATTCTTTGTTCCTGCTGGGATTTCATTGCCACCGCTGCGACCGACAGGAGCGCCACCGCCTTGAGGCTTTGGAGCTTTTTGCATCCATGCAGGCAAACTGTTTTTGGCCCAATCCACAACAGGCGTGCGCTCATAACCATCGACGACAACCACAGTGCCATCGGCCTCACGCTGGATCTTGTCGGCTGAAAGCTTGGTCTTCAGCACCAAGTCGGGATCGTGAACAATATCCGCCAGAGCAGAGACTGCGGGGCTGATCAGTTCAAGCTCTCGAACTTTCGCTTCAAGCTCTTTAATGCGCTCATCCTTCTGCGCCGACGCCTCACGGTACTGCTGCTCCAGAGCCTGTCGTGCTTCGGTGTAGTTGCCCTCTGCCTCCAGCTTTGATTGCTCGGCTTGCCGCTTGAACTCCAAGAGTTCTTCCACATCCACACCATCAGGCACCGCCTTTGCTTTCTTGAGCTTGCTGATTAGCTCGTAGTTCTTACGCTCAAGGGCTTCAATGCTGGTCTTAAGCGCTTGTGTCTCTGCATCGCTGGCAACGTCAGGTGCCGCAAGTTCTTGTGTTTGCTCTTCAGCCATTGTTAACCAAACTGGTTAATTTGCTCTCACACTATAACTATGTCTACCACTTTTCCTTGGCTGCCCAATAAGCTGCCGACATCTTCCCTTTGGAAATGTTTTTGGCATGACGCGCCATAAATGACGCTCTACGCGCTTTGGCTGCCTTGGATTCGCCCTCGCGCCGTGGTGACCCTGATACACCTTGCTGACCAAAGCGAATCAGCTTGATTTTGTCGCCTTCTTTAGCGAGTACCGCATGAGACTTGTTCGGATGCTTTGGCGTCCGCTTGGGCTTGTTATAGCCCTCAAACGTCTCACCTCGATACTCAATGCTCATTTGCGCTTAGGAGCTGCTTTTACCTCAGACCGTTTTTTAAGGACAGCGTTGCCGGTTGATTCGGACTTGATCCGCACGATCGGATCATCATCGGAGCCAACACGAGTAACAGTTCCGCCTGATGGACCTTTAATGCTGGCACGCTTGCCGCCAATGCTTGTGATTACGCCAAAAGTGCGTTTGCCTTGATAGGTCCAGCTAACACGATCACCGCGTTTCACTTCTTCTTGCCTCCCTTTTTGGTTGCTGGCTTTTGAGGCTTTTTGGGGCCTGAATAGCGTGGCATGACCAAACAGCAGATGCCCTTAGTTTAACCGCGCTTGCGGGTTGGCTTGCGTTTACGAGTGATGCCTGCTTCAGCATAAGCAATGGCTGCGGCCTGCTGTCTGCTATAGCCCTCTTTTATTAGCTTGCGGATGTTCTGTGAAATTGTGAGTTGCGATTTACCTTTCCTTAGTGGCACCGTATCGACTCCGCAGCTGTTCTAAGG